AGTCATTACAACGCCTCAATAAAATCTATTTCGTATCTATATAAATCTAAATCCCCTGTATTAAATTCTTGAATGTCTGATGTTAATCTAACTGTAAATTGTACTCCGTCATAAGTGACACTTTCGGTATCAGTTAAAGCACTTCTTAATGGTGGTTCTATTGTTATTGTAGCATCATTAGAACTATCGCCTGTTGTATCTTCTACAACCATATAGACTTTTGAATGACCACCAAACTTTACAAAATCCCCTGCCTTTAGTGTGCCTGTTATTCCTGTTATATCAATGGTGGTATCACCTGCTGAATGGCTACCACTAACAGTTATTACTCCAGACACATCACCTTTGGCATTCTTTAAATCTGGTAAAGCAATTTGGAATGTTTCTTTTTGACTTCTTTGTTTCATTACAAACGCAAGAACTGGTGCAAATTCACTTCTGTTCATTGGTGGATATGATGCTGAAAATTTAAATCTTTGTCCATCAACTTGAACTGCAAACATTTTTCCACTGTCAGTAGTAGATGTGATTGTTTTCTGTTCGCTACCAAATCCGATAGATGCAAATTCTGGTGATGTTGGATATGTACCTGCCATTAGACTAACGCCTCTTTTCCTTGTCTATTAAGTGCATCATTAATAACATTAATTATGGTGCTACGTCTATTTGTAAGTAATTCATCTACACCTTGAGCATCAACAGTATTTATAGTGAAATTAATATTAGTTGTTCCACCTATTCCTTTTAAATCTTCATTAGGTACAACTGTACCAGATGATTTGGGAATAAATAATTCAGCACCCCTTTCACCAATTATGCTTGGTCTATTAACAGGAGGTGTTCCCCCATCTGCAAATCCAAATAATTTAGGAATACTTGCAAATATTCCACCACCACCCATAATGCTAGTAGAAAAACCTAATATTCTTTGAAGTTGTACTGCTAATTGTTGTCTAATAATTATTCTTAATAAATCAGCTAATAAACTTCTCGCAAAATCTTTAAAGTTTGCTTTCCCTGTCATTATAGCATCAGTTAAACTATCAGCAAATCCGTCAAATGCTTTTTTCCCTAACTTTTCAAAATCATCTGTAATTTTTATTGCTTCGTCCATAGCAGTTTTAAAACCACTTTGAAATCCTTTAATTGCTTCAGATAATCCATCAATATTTTTTTTAACTTCTTTTAAATCTTCGTCAAGTTCATCAGTTCCATTAAGAGTAACTGGAATAATAACATTAGGTGCATCATTATTAATTTCATTAATTTGTTCTGATAATTTTGCTCTTATATCTAATAATTCTTGAAATACTTTATCAGCACTTCCTTCTGCTATTAATCCTATTTGTTCAAAAAGTTTGGTAGCATAGTATCTACCTGTGGTCATAAAGTTTTCAATTTGTAATTGATACTTTTCAATTAGACTTCTAGCACCAGAAACAACACCCAATGCCATAATTCCTTTTTTACCTAATAGTAAACCAACAATAACACCATAGTTTTGTATCTCTGGTGGTAATAATAAAAATCCATCAATAATGCTGTTGAATGCTTTTGCAATATTTTCCATAGGTTTTTTTAAATCATCAGCTACTTCTTTTCCTCGTTCAAATGCCTTGACTAAATTAGTTCCTACCGCTTCACCAAAATCTTGTATTGATTCTTGGTTATCATCTACAATTTGTTTTAAATCACCTAATTCTCTTTTAAGTGCAGGAAAGAAACCAGTTGAAACAGCAACTTGAAATGTAAAGAAAGCATCTTTTAAGTTTGATATTGTACCTAGTGTGGTTCTAGCTAAGTCCTCTGTTAATTGACCATATTCACCACCAGTACCAAATGCTTTAGCTAATGTTTTAATACTATCTTCAACAGATACTTTGACACCTTCTTCAAATCCTGCCATAGCACGAACACCACGTTCTCTAAATAATTCAGCAGAACCGATACCTGCACTAAATGACCTTTGTATTTGTAGTGATGCTAAAGCAAAATCACCACCTAAAATAACAGCAGTATTTCCTGTAATTTTTAATAATTCATCAAATGAAATTCCAAGTTCTTCTGCTCTATCAGAAACAGTTGCTAATGCTGTAATACCTTGTTGAATATTTCTTAATTCAAAAGGTGTAGTTTTTGCAAATTCAGTAACTTGGTCTAATGCTTTTTGTCCTTTTTGTGCTGAACCAAATAACGCATTTAATTGAATACCTAAGTTTTCAATTTGTACTCCTGCATCAAAAAATCCTTTTAAAACAGCAACGCCACCAATACCAATTAAGGCATTTCTTAAATTGAATACTCTTTGTTGAACACTAGATAATCCACGATTAACAGAATTAAATGCTCTTAATGTCTTGTCTTTAGCAAGAATATCAATCTGTAATTGTTTAATGGACATTATCTTCTTTTACCTTGCATCTTCTGTTTATTCAATTCTTTTTGTTGTTGGTCTGCTTTGTTTGAGAAATATGCCACCCATAAATTAAATTCTTCTACTGGCATTTGCAATATTTCGCCAATAGTTTTATGTAGTGTTTCTGCTAGAAAGAAATGAAAATTAAGGTCTTGGTCAGAACTTACTTTTTTTTTAAGTCGTTTAAGTCCGATTGTGTTCCAAGTATTTGACTTGCGACTCTGCCAATAATATCTGGGTCAACAAACTTCTTCATTTTGACTTTACTTTCAAGGTCAAACATTTTTTCACCATCTTTGGTTTCTGCTTTCTTGACGATAACATCAATTAATACAGTCAAATCATTATCGTTTGAACCTTTGAAAATTTCAGATTTTTCTAGTAGCGTAAACGGTTTGACATAAATGGCATCATCGCCAATTAGTCCCCATTCTTCAACTTCTATAATTCTTACTTCTTGATGCTTAAAGTGATTTACAGCACCTTCAAGATAATCCTTTTTAGGCATTTATAAATTATACAGTTGTTGTGCTTACGCCACCAGAGAATTGTACAGTTATGTTTCTTGAAATAACTCCGTCAAGTGTCACTGCTTGAGATACACCAGTTACAATAGCTGTTCCTGTGTAATATGTATCACCACTGTCTGCACCTTCTGGATATAAGTTTAAAGTTACTTCAGCACCAACTGTTAATGCACCTTGACCTGTTGTGTCTGTTTCGTCCCAGTGGCACTCAACAGTACCAGTAGCATCGCTTCTTAATGCTTTGTAGGATTTTGCAGTATCAGTTAGTGAAGTATCTTCAACTGTGTCATTTGTTTCATCAATGGTAAAACCAGTAACTTCAGCTACTGCGTTTGCACCTACTTTGACTACTCCGCTTGTTCCAACGTGTGTTGCCATTCTTCATACTCCTTTGGTTGTTCTTGTTCTTCTACTATTACCTCTTTTTTCTTTGAAGTTCTAGTAGATTTTGTTTCTATTGAAAGTTTATATCCTTTCGCTAAAAATTTGTCTAGTTCATTATCCCAAACAGTTATGCTTCCTAAACTATTTGGCATAAATAATGTTACTCGTTTAGCCATTATGACGTACCTCGTATAAATTCATAGAATACTCTTACCACAATACGAATACCACCCAAAGGATATAATGTACCTTCATCAGATGATACTTCTACAATTTTAGTTTCTAGTGCATTACCGCCTCTAGTTCTATCTGTATCTAATGTTTCTTCTACAACTTCTATAAATTCATTTCTTTTGGTATCTAAATTAATTGTTGTTCCTTTAACATAACCAACAATTACATAATCTATTGTTCCAGTTCTTTTACCTGCTGAATAATCACCTAATGCAAAATCTTCTCTGGTTTCATCGCCAGTAGAAATATACAAAGCAGGAAATTGAGGGTCAGCTAATTCTTCTGGGTCAAATGGTTCTCTAGTTATTTTTTTAAATTCAATAGGTGAAGTTACAGCATCTAATGTGCTAATAATATTGGAGGCGATATTTTCTCTAATGCTCATAATCCTATATCCTTAAATATCTTATCTGCAAACAACTGTCCAATCTTATCTGCTTCTGTATCGTTAATACTGAAGAATGGTCTAACCACTTTGCCTTTACCTGCACCTGCTACATCGTGATAAAATGCTTTTTTATTTGCGTCTGCTTGTCTAAAAAATAAAGTTCCTTTAGTCGGTGTAATTTTACTTGTTAAAGAACTAAACATTCTTCCACTAAAATTTAAATCTGGAAACGATGATTGTCTGCCTTTGTATCTTCTAAATTGTGCATATCCCCCTTGAAATGTTTTATATTGAGGCGTTGCTCCATCTGGTGATACGTTAAAAAAATATGCTTTTTTTGAATAAGGTGTAAATCTACTTCCATTAACAGATATTCCTCTTTCTGTTCTTGTTCTGATATTTCTTATTTGAAATGCTGATACATTGGCTAATGCTTTTTTAATCGCATTAGGAAACTTTATTTGAATATTTCTAAATTCTTTAGATAACTGTACTGAATTGGTCTTAACATCAATGGAGGCAACCATTATCTAACTAGGCGTAATTTATGGATAGGTTCTTTTTCATCAACAGTAATTGTACTGTTGTTATCTTCATCATATTCAATTCCATCACGAAGTATGGCATTAAATTCTTCTGCATATCTTTGTCTGTAATGTGCCATTTGTACTTGAAATGCGTCAGCACCATCACCGCCTTGTGGGTCTTTCCATTTAGTTAGGATTGGAAATATATAATCAGCTAATGCTTTAA